CCGCTGCTGGAAACCGTTGCTGAGGCTTGCTTGGAAAGGAATCCCATCGTGTTTTTGGGTGTTGGTGTGGTCGCCGTTGACCGGCAACGTGTAGCACTCTAACACCATCTTGACGAGGCGCTTAGCATGAGAAAACGCCCCGTGACTGGGATTAGCCAGTCTCAGGGCGTGTCTGAACATTCTCGTGTAAGAGTCTACAATGTCGTCCCATAAGACGCAAGAGCTGCTGGCGTTCATCAAGCAGCTGCCTGCAGGAATCGCATACGCGCCGATTTACGCCAAGGGTTGCAAGCTCCAGTCAGGTAAGGAGAGCAAGGGCAAGACGCCGCTGGAGCGCAGTCACCACCAGTCGATGAATCCGGCTGACGTTGTTCTGCAGGTGGAGCGTCAGCCCGCTGTTTTCCAGGCCGTCGGTGCTTTCACCGGGCCTCGGAGTGGCGGTCTGGTCATCCTTGACGTTGACCACAACCTCTCGCGTCTCAAAAAGAAGTGGGGCGAGACGCTTGAGAACGTTCCAGTCGTTACTTCGACCAAGGCCAACGCTGCGAAGTACCTCTTTCGTGTCCCTGAGGCCCTGTGGGGCAAGGTAAAGGGCTTCGGGCTGTCGGATACCGGATCGGGTTACGAGGTCCTCTGGGGCCGTCAGGGCGTTATCTACGGGGCTTATCCGGGCTCCAGTGATGGGAAGGCTCCAGCTGGTCATTACGGCTTTGAAGGCGACCTAGAGGCGATTCCTGAGGCTCCTGAGTGGCTGCTGGCCGAGATGCGGGACCACTGCGGCAAAGAGCTGCAGGACGGGGGCTTCATCAAAAACCGCAAGGCGCTCGACTTCTCCGACCGGGATCCTGATGAAGTTGCCGAGATCATCCAGTGCGCACTGAAGGTCATCCCTGGTCAGGGCGCTGGTAGCCGTGACTTCTGGGTGAAGGTCGGGATGGCGATCCACTCGGAGTTGCCCACTGACCTCGGTATGACCCTTTGGGCCGCTTGGTCCTCGGAAGACCCCGAATTTCATAACGATTGGGTCGGCGCCAACCCCTGCGAGGAGGTCTGGAAGTCCTTCCGCAAGGGGCCGGTCAGCCTCGGCACGCTCTTTTATCTGGCTGACCAGCAGATGCCTGGGCGGCTGTGGCTGCCTGAGGACCTGCGCAAGGTTGTGGCTGAAGTCGAGAGCGACAACGTCACCCGGATCCGCAACGTCGTCCTCAACTTCGCCGAAGTGGTGAAGCGGGGTGAGGCGATCCGAGAGATCGAAAACCCTGCTGAAGCCGCTCACGCGATGAACACGCTGGCCTTGGAGGCTGGTTATCGCGACGCTGGTGCGCTTGAGCGTCTTCTCATCTCACAGATCCAATTCCAGGAACAGGATGAGGTGATGAGCCTCGAAACGTTGCTCAGCAAAGACCTCAAATTTGAATACTTGATCCCAGATCTGCTCCCCTGCCCGGGTGTCGTGATGGTCCACGGCGCTGGTGGTGATGGCAAATCCATGTCCGCCTGGACCATCGCCAAGCACGTTGCCCGTGGCCTGCCCTTCAACGTTCGGGGTGACCTCGTTCCAGTGCAGCAGGGTCCGGTGCTGATCCTCAACGGTGACCAGAGCGAAGTTCAGGTTCAGCAGCAGATGCGCGACCTGGAGTTCACCGATTCCGATCCAGTGCACGTGCAGATGGGCTGGGATCTGAACTGGTATTTCCGCTTCATCAAGCTGGTCAAAAAGCACAAGCCCAAGCTGGTGATCATTGACTCGATCACCGGCTGCAGCAGGGGCTCTGCCTTCGACGAGAACAAGAAAGAGTTCGCTAGTCCCATCTATTGGCTGGCCAACAACAACGGCAGGACTTTCGATGCCTGCACGATCCTGCTGATCCACCACGCCAACAAAACTGGCGGCTTCCGTGGCACCACTGCCATTCGGGACGCTGTGGATGAGGTGTGGGGGCTGCGGCGGCCTGACAAAAAGCAGCTGGAGCGGGTGGGCTCCAACGCCCGTCTGATCTCTGTGGAGAAGTCCAGGGCTGGCCGTGATGGCACCAAGCTGCTGATGAAGCTGGAGGAGGACTTGACGTTCTCCCTGGCGGATTACGTGGAGACCGATGACGACAGCGCCAGCCCGGCCTCTGTGGTGGATCGGGTGCTCAACCGCCTGCGCTCTGCCTACCCCCGTGCTTTGAGCCGTCCTGAGCTGGCTGCTGATCCGCTCTGCGGTGGAAGCGTGGCCGGCATCCGCAAGGGGCTCCAGCGTCTTGTCTCTCGCGGGCTGATTGAGGTGGTTGGTTCCACGCAGAGCTCACGAGGTGGTTCTCCAGCTAAGACCTACCGAGCTGTGCTCTCGCGTGATATGTGTGTGAATATGTGTCCCACTAGGGAAGAACCCAGTCAGGGACTGGAATTTCCAGTGGGACAGGGGGATGGGGTGTCCCACTGCCAAGAGCGCTTGGAGCGGGAAAATCCCGGGATGATTCAGGCCGCTGCCGAAACGATCAAAAAGCAGTGGGACACCCCCTCACCTAGTCCCACTGCTAAATCCAGTGCTGCCAAGGCTTCTGCCCAAGTGGGACAGGATTTGCATATATCCCCAAGGGAAGAACGCACGGCCGACGAGCTGACCAAGCTCCAGCAGGACGCTTCGGACTTCTGGAACTGATGGTTCGCTTAAACGCGCCTACCTTTTTCCTATGGCCAGTGAGATTTCTGGCGTGGTTGCTTTGGAGGAATCCCGTGGCGAAACCTGAACCGACTCCCCCTAAGCCGTTTCGTAAACCTGTCCTCGCCTACACCATCGGTGACATCCCCACCGAGCTGATGGCGGTGATCAGGATCGAGTGGCTGAAGGGGAACGGTTCCGCCAGCGAGGTGGAGGAGTACCAGATCGAGGAGTGCCCCGATGCCCAGGCGCAGTTCAGCTACGTGGTGGGCACCGCTCTGCGGCAAGGGGCTGACGTGTGCGTACTGACCCAGTACCAGCCCGTTGACCTTGGCGTTGATGAGTGAGGCAGGTGGGGAGCTTGCCGGAGCAGTCCTCCCCTCACCGTCGCCTGCCGTCGGCGGACGCTTCGAGATTCCTCAAAAGAATTTCGAGCCGTAAACCTACACCATCCGGGGCTTGACGGCACGGTTCTTCTGTGTAACGCTAAGGGCAGGTCAGCGATGGCCTGCTTTTTCTTTGAACTAAATGAACTACACGACCACGATTGACAGCCTCAAGCTCAGCCGCTGGTACTACGCAGTGCTTGCAGCCAAACCTGTGCTCCAAGAAAAGATCACCGAGCTAGAGGGCAACGGCTACGTCAGCCCCACCTACTACATCGACAAGCTCCAAGACCTTGAAGACTTGGAGATGTTTCTAAAGATGAGCTGGGACGAATGGTTGGCCTCTCTGGCGACTGACCAGACTGCCGTGGAGGAAAGCAAGTGAGCCAGGTTCTTGAAATTGACAGCCTTGACTTTGACCATGACGGCCTCCTCCACGTCACTGCTTTTGTTGATGAGATGGTTCTCGTCCGCAAGCAAACGCTCCTCGACCCGCCGGAATGGGGGCCTGCCCTGTGCCGAGGCTCCTTCTACCTTTCGGATGAAGATCTAGTCCCAGCGACCGATGCCCTTCTCCGAAAACTCATCTCCGACCGAGTCGATGACTGGGCACCAATCGACCCGGACGATTGAGCTGGCGCTGGTAAGCGATCTCCGCAACGCCGAGGACTACGACGACTGGGAATACGGCACCGAGCCAATCCCCGGCGACACGCACTGGGTCAAGATTTGTACTTTGACCCAGCTGTATCGCCACCTCATCTACGTCTTCGCTACCAGCAACAGCATCTGTTCCAGCCGCCTCGCTGAGCTAGCCATCCACGAGATTCTCAAATTGCGTCTCACGGATCTAGCTCAGGTGCGGCAACAAGACCCCAACTTTTTCGCATGAACTACGACGAGTATTACCGCCAATCACGCGCGTACAACTACAACGACCTAGCCGAAATGCGCATGGCCGCCCACGGCCTGGGTCGTGATAACACCGAGGTGCCCGAGTGCTTCAAGCACCAGTTCGCTGATCGCGCCGCATACGATGAATGGCTGGAGGAAAAGCGAAAGCTTTACTTCGGCTGACTTCTTCAATCTGTATGACGGAACTAAACGACGCACCCTTTTACAGGTCTTACCTGCTGAACCGGACCATCTACCTACACGAGATCAAAAAGCTCTCGAACGACGAGCTCCACATGCTCAATGTGGACACCCTCGCCGCCCTCAATGAAGCCCGCTTCCGCTACGACCAAATTGAGGACAAGCAATCGGAGACAGCTGGTGGAGAGTACCGCCGCATCAAAGTGGCAGGTTACTTTCAAGCAGCAATTCGCTTAGAACTCGATAACTGAGTTCTTCCTCTACTACACTGCTCACGCTTCAACCCATGCAAATGCACATCCTCTCTGATTCTCAGCACAAGGAACTGACCCAGACTCTCAGCAAGCTCCAATCAATTCTCGGCGGGTCCGTCAGTGTCTCTCTGGATTCCAAGTCTGCTGGTGCCCCCGCTCCTAAGGCGGATACGGAAGCCAAGCCCAAAGCCGTCCGCCGCACCCGTCGTGGCCGCCGGGGTTCGCTGAATGAAACCAAGGTTCTGGAAATCAAGCGCCAGCTCGCTGCTGGTGATCGACCTGCTTCTCAGATTGCTGCGCAGTTTGGGGTCCACGTGACCACCATCTACGGCATCAAGTACGGCAACACCTGGAAGAGCGTTCAGCTCCAGCAAGATCACGCGCCTGCTTCCATCAACGCATGATCCTTCCCGACTTCGAGATTGTTTGTCTCGCAAGGCGTGGAATGGTCAGTCCTTACGATCCAGAGCTGGTCAATCCGGCCAGCCTGGACGTTCGGCTCGGCGAAAACCTGCTGATCGAAGACAAGCAGACTTCTGAGCTACAGCCCTTCTCCATTGCCGGGTTCACGCAAGAAGAGCCGTTCATGCTCCAGCCACGCGAGTTCGTACTGGCGGAAACGCTGGAGCGCTTCGCGGTCCCCGATGCTGTGGCCGGGCAGCTGGCGCTTAAGTCGAGTCGTGCGCGTGAAGGGATCGAACACCTCATGGCCGGGTATATCGACCCCGGCTATGCGGGCCGTCTGACGCTCGAACTCGTGAATGCTCGTGTACTTCACCCGGTGCCGCTTTGGCCAGGGATGCGTATAGGGCAGATCGTGTTCCACAAGATGGCACTCCTTCCGAATAAGGACTATTCACAGACCGGGCGCTACCAGGGCGATCAACAAGTTCAAGCCTCTAAAGGATGATGAACGAATTTCGACTGACCACCGTGGATTCCGTGAACCACCCCGCCCACTACACAGCTGGGAAGACGGAGGTGATTGATGTGCTCGAAGACTGGGTGAAGGCCGCGCCTGATCCTGTTCTTGGGGGCCTTCAATGGCAGGTTATCAAGTACCTGAGTCGTATGTGGCTAAAAGGCAATCCTCAGGAGGATGCCCGAAAAGCACAGTGGTATCTCAATCGCTTGGTAAACAGGCTGGCAGTGGATCCTTACCTCGAACAATGAGGCATTGGTGGCGAGTCCTCGCACTGGCCGTCGGAGAGAAAGCGCACCAGCACAATCGGATCGCTGATCAGGTTGCACTGGTGCGTCTTTTTATCCTTAGCGCCTACATGACAACCAACTTATTTATTTGTGCTGGAGTTATCCGTCACTGGAATGACTGATCAATTTGAGCTTGGCGGCGCTAGCTACCGCTCTCTCTGCTTTCAACTTTTGGAAGAACTTAAAAAACATGCGAAGAAGACCAATCCTGTAATCATCAAGGCTGAAAACGTCTTGAAGCCCCCGCCAGCTGCACGGAGATTCCAGCGCGGTGAAAATAACTTTGCCGCAATCCTGACTCCTGACCTTGTGCGAAAGATGCGCAAGTTAAGGGAAGAGGGCTGGACATACACTCAACTCTCAAAAGAGTTTGATGTTGCTCCAAAACACGCTTGGCGTATCTGTAACCGAAATGTTTGGGCATGGGTCGAATGACTACTCTTCCACTCAAAATCAATGAACGGCTTTGCTACAACTGCGGCAAGAACACTCGCAACCCGATCTACTGCTGCAAGTGCTACAACAAAACTCCAGCTGGGCGGTTGGAAGTGAAGCGCGAAGTGATGATGCGTAAGTATGCGCGTCTTGACGGTGGCGCCAGCTGCAGAAACTGCGTGCACTGGGAGAACCGCTGTTTGCTTGGGATCCCGGAGGCTGGTTCCGTTTACGCGGAGGACTGCCCGGCTCGGGAATCTATTAGTGTGCTAGAGTAACGCGCAAGTTAGCCCTACCAGGCGTGAACATCCTCCAAGGCATCGAGCATCTCCACACGCTCGACGACGCAAATCTCGTTGCGTTCGACGTGGAAACTACAGGGCTCCAGCCCGTC